GGGTTTTTGCGCGGGGGGTGAAATCTTGAAATGTCCCCTTTTTTCCTCGCGGCTTTGACAAAAGCGCCCCGGGGATGTCAGACGCCGTCCTAGAACTCAAGGTCGAGCGGCTGGAGCTGGCCAAGCTCAAGCCGCATCCGAAGAACCCGCGCAAGCACCCGAAGAAAGGCTCGCCTCGATGGGAGATGCTGAAGCGATCGCTGGAGCACGACTACTTCGACCCGCTCGTCTGGAACCTTCGCAACGGGCTCCTGGTCTCCGGTCACTTCCGGCGATCGATCATGGAAGAGATGAAGATCACGGCCGCGGACGTCGTGGTCGTGGATTACGACGAGTCGACGCACCTCGCGCGCATGATCGCGGCGAATCGCCAGGCCGGCGAATTCGAAGAGGAGCTGCTCGCGGCGATCTCAAAGGACCTGGATCTCGCCGGAATCGATTCGGCCCTCGCCGGTTTCGACGAGAAGGAGTTCGCCTCTCTCCTCGAAGGCCCGGAGCCGGTCGACGACACCGAGGAGACCGAGAAGCTCGTGACGAAAGCCGACGAGCTGCAAGTGCAGTGGCAGGTGAAGGCGGGCGACCTTTGGCAGATCGGAAACCACCGGCTCTTCTGCGGCGACTGCACCTCGGGAGAGAGCTGGCAGCAGCTCCTCGGCGAGACCCTCGCGGACCTGATCTGGACGGATCCGCCTTACAACGTGAACTACGAGGATCTCCAGGAGCGGCGAAACGAGCTCGCGAAAAAGCGGGGCAAGGCGGCGAACAGCGTCGCCCAGGGGATCCTCAACGACGACCTCTCCGAGGAAGACTACGAGGGACTTCTCCAACGCGCCTTCGCCGTGGCCTTCAAGGTCGCGAAACCGGGAGCCGCGATCTACGTCGCCCATGCTGACCACTTCGGCCTGGTCAACCGCAGCGCCATGATCGCCGGAGGCTGGTACGTAGCCCAGTGCCTGATCTGGGTGAAGAACGCCTTCACCCTCGGTCGCCAGGATTACCAGTGGCAGCACGAGCCCATCCTCTACGGGTGGAAACCCGGGGCCGGCCATTACTGGCAGGGCGGCTTCGGGCAGTCCACCGTGATCGACGACGAGGTGAAGCTCACCAAACTCGACAAGCGCGAGCTGATCGCCCTGATCGAGCAGATGCGGAATGACCGCGACACCACCGTCATCCGTGCCCCCAGGAACACGCGCGCCGCCCTGCATCCGACCATCAAGCCCATCGGCCTGGTCGCCCGTCAGATCTGGAACTCGAGTCGCCGCGGCGAGACCGTGGTCGAACTCTTCGGTGGGAGTGGTACCACGATGGCCGCGGCCGAGCAGACCGGGCGGCGATGTGTCGCCACCGAGCTGGATCCCAAATACTGCGCCGTGATCCTGGAACGGATGTCCGCCTACGGGCTCCAGATCGAGAAGATCGATGGACGGGGCTGACATCGACCTTCGGACCGACCTCGAGTCCGCCCTTTCGGCCCTCGATAGCGAGCCGGCCGGGCCCGAGTTTGCGCTCGCGGCGAATCGCTTTCATCGCGTAAAGGCCGAGGAGAAGAACCGTCGCCGCGGGATCAAGAAATGGATCCGGCCCGAGAATGCCCGAGGCGTCCTCCCGCACCTGCCCACCGGGCCCGAGGATCGAACGCATGCCGTCCTGCGTGGCGACTTCGTGCTCTGCGATCTGATTCCCGCCATCATCCGGGAGCACGGCCGATGCCCGCACCTTCACATCGCCACCCTCGGCATGTCCGGAGCAAACGCCGAGAGCCTCGCCGCCCTTCACCAGGCCGGCCTCATCGGCGAGATCACGATCTGCTGCAGCCTCTACTTTCGGCAGGTCGATCGCAAGGCGACGTGGCCCATGGTCGAGGCCCACCTCGGGGGGATCGCGAAGCTCGTCGTTTCGAGGAACCACGCGAAGGTGATCTGCCTCCCCACTGAGAGCGGTCACCACTTCGTGGTCGAGGGATCCGCGAATCTCCGCAGCTCCGACAACCTGGAGCAGATCGCCATCTTCAACGATCCGGATCTGATCGCCTTCCACCGGAGCTGGATGGCCGAACTCGAGGAACGCACCGATGCCTGAGGTGAGTCCAGAGATGGCCGAAAAGGTGTTGTCCGCCGACATGCGGAACATCATCAAGAAGGTCGGCGACGGGGCTCCGCTCTCGACCGCAGAGCGCGAGATCATGGGGCGCTACCTCGCCGCCTCCGCTGAGGTCGAGGACCTCGCCCGGGCCCGCACCGCGGCGCTTCTCCGGAGATGGGCGACCGGCTCGAAGTTCTCCAAAGCCGAGCTGAAAGAACTCGAGGCCCACTTCGCCGCGGCCGAGGGGAGGGGAGGGAAGCCGACCCGGCTCACGGCCGAGCGATACGATCATCCCCTGCGCTACTACGGGCTGAAGATCTGGCCGGATCAGAAGGAAGACACCAGCGTTCGGAAGCTGAAGCGATGGATCAAAAAGGGGAAGGAATCCAGCGACCTCCCGCCCTTCGATGACTTCCCCAGGCTGGCCGCGTGGTATGAGCGGCACCATCGCTACAAGAGCGCGCCCGAATACTTGAAGCGCTTCGAGGCCGCCGAAGAGACCACCGATCCATCGCGCGCCCCCGACGAAGACGACGAAGACGACGCCGGCGACGACGAGCGACTTCCCTCCATGACCCTCGACCTCGACGGCGACTTCACCGCCGACGAGGGCCTGCGTCAGATCCGCGCCCTGGCGAATGCCACCTACGCCCAGATGCAGACTGCGCTGAAGCAGCGGCAGACCACCCTCTACAGGAGCCTCCTCCGGGAGTGGACAGCGATGAACAACACCCGTCGCCAGTGGGAGAAAGACATCCTGAAAATCCAGGAAGGGAAAGGCGAAGTCCTCCGCACCCGCGTCATCAACAGCGAGCTGGTCCGCGTCTTCACCACCTCCGGGCAGAGCTTCTTCAATGCCCTCCTCAAGGTCCTCCAGGATCACGCCCCGCACCTACCTCCCGAGGAGCAACGGCGCATCGCGTTGGAGAAACGTGACCAGATCTTCACCCACCTCCGCGGGACCCGCTTCGAATCCGCATGGACCCCGGACTCCCACTGATCGGGTCACCCGAGCGAGAGTTCCTCCTCGATCTCGCGGCCGACTGCTACCAGCCGACCCCGACCGAGCCCGGGTGGGCATGGGCCGCCCGGAACGTCTGGCTCGATGAGAAGCAATCGGCGACGCCGACCTTCTACGATCCGGAGCAAACTCCTTGGGCAAAAGAGTGGCACCTCATCCCACTTCAGCCGGAGACGCGTGAGGTCGTCATCATGAAGGACAGCCGCTCGGGCGCGTCCGAGGCCTGGCTGAACGTGATGCGCTGGATGCCCCTGCACTGGCCGGGCAACGCCCTCTTCGCCATCAACAGCCGCGACAAAGCGAAGGAGGTTTCGAAGAAGCGGATCCTCCCGACCCTCGCCCGTACCGCAGGTGCCCAGATGCCTGAGGGCCGCGACGACCTCGCGACCCTGCTCATCTCGCTGAAGAACATGGACATCGTCGTGAGCGGATCCGGCTCGGCCGGTCCGTTCATGGAGGCGTGGTACCGGCTCATCATTCTCGACGAGCTCGAGAACCATCAGCAGGACCAGGAGACCACCACTTACGATCGATCGCGCTCGCGCCAGGCCACCGTGCCGGACGGAAAGCTTGTGGCGATGAGCAAGCCCGAGCTCGCCGGGGGGATCATCGATCTGAACTACATCCGCGGCACCCAGGAGAAATGGATGGTGCCCTGCCCGAGATGCGAGCGGCGCATCGAGCTGCTCCTCCCGTTTCTCACCTTCTCCCATTGCAAGGACCTTGCGAATGGATGGGACCTCGCCCGCGTCCTCACCGAGACCTACTACCAGTGCCAGCTCTGCGGCGGCCGGATCGACGAGCGGGAAAAGCGCGCGATGGTGAATGCCGGCGAGTGGATCCCGACTCCTCTCGACAAAAGGCGCCGTCCTCCCAGTGGAAACATCGTCGCCCCCGAGCCCGGCGTGAGGAGCTTTCACATCAGCACGCTCTATTCGCTTTTCTCCTCGGTTCATTGGGGCTTCCTCGCGAAGGAATACCTCACCGCCTACGTCATCGAGCCGAACGAAACCCGGCAGAAATACTTCCGGACGAACTACGAAGGCATGCCCTGGGAGCCGAAAGAGCAGAGCATCGACGAGGATGCCATCCTCGCTCTGCGGGGTGGCGTGGTCGAGCAGCGAGGCGACCGCAAGGTCATCGTCGGCGAGCCCTTCGAGACCGCCTACGTCAACAACGAATGGCACCGGCCGTTGCCCTTCCGACCCCGGCTGCTCACCCTGACCGCCGACAAGCAGGATGACGACATCTTCAAGTTCGGAGTGTGCGCCTGGCTCGGCGACGGGCAGACCTTCCTGATCGACTACGGCTACCTGCGAGGCGACGACCACCTCCTTTCCATGCGGGAGCGCCCGTATTACATCGAAGGTTTCGACGAGCCCGCCTTCATCTTCAGCGGCCTCGTCGACTCGGGGAACTGGCAGACCGAGGTCTACCGGCTTTGCCTGCGAGCTCAGGATCTGGGGTGGGAGTTGCACCCTTCGCGCGGATCCGGCTGGACGAGCGAGTTCGAAGGCCGCTCGACCCTGCACTACAAGATCGATTACTGCGACCAGCGCCCCATCTACGTCCGGAAGTTCATCGATCACCGGATCAAGAACGACTTCTATATCGGGAAAGTCGCCAAGCGCAGCGACCCGCGCCTGTGGTTGCCCCGGAACATTTCGCCCGAGTTCTGTGCCGAGCTGAGAGCCGAGCGGCTCATCGCCCAGATCATCAATGGCCGACCCGTCCAGCGATGGATCCACGACAAATCCAAGCACGGTCCCAACGATTTCGGCGACGTGATGAAGCAGCAATGCGTCATCTACCAGGAGATCGCCGAAGAGCTGGCTACCCTGCCCGATCTTCCCTACCTGCCCGAGCCGACCGAAGCGGACGAAAAAATTGCCCTCGTTTGAGATCGCGTCTGCTTGCGCATGGAAGATCTAAAAGCAAACGAGTTGAGAGATAAGCTGAAGGGCATCGCGGAAAGATCCGAGGGGGCCGGTCTCGTCGCGAAGTTTTACAGCGCCGACGTTCTCGTGGTATGCCTTCCCCTGGATGAAGAAAAGGGGAGCGAAACCGAGCGCCAAGGAACTCCGCCGCCGAGCCTCGAAGGGCGGGAAGGCAGGGACAGGGGAGGCCAAAGCACGCTCCTCTGAGCAGGCCCGTGCAGCGGCGCAGATTCGATGGGCGAAGTGGCGAGAAGAAAAAGGGGAGACCTCCGGTGCTTAGGCAAAATATGGTTCCAAGATCTTCGCTGCAGCAAACAAGAATAGCGCCCCAAAGAAAGTGCGTGACTGCCAAACGATTTTTGGGTCCTGCATTCCTAGCTGCTTCAAGTGAAAATCCGCCATTCTTGAAGCGCTTCCAATATGCTGCGTCATTTGATCCCGGATGGACTCAAGTTCTTCTGCTTTCTTCTGGATCTGCCAATCTGACTCAGCGGGCTGATTTCTAACTTCGTCTCCCTTCTGAGTTAGGAGTTCCAACTCTCGAAGAGACTCAATCGTTAAATGCGCCGAATGGTTTGCTGCTGAACTCAGATTAATGATCTTCAAGCAAAGATATATTGAGACCGCGATCACAATTAGCCCTGCAATCTCGATCGTATGGGTGTTAGCCCCAATCCTCACGGGTTCTAGATCTTTCACTACGTAAGCGAACACCGCGACAGAGAGACCAGCCAAATAATAATAATATTTTGCTTGGTCCGCGAAGATCTCACCTTTGGTATTAACTGCCATCCAAGATTCTATGCCTTTCCACGGCAGTGGCAACCCTGACGTTTGACACCCCTGCCGCCCTCGATGGCGGCAGTCGATCTTCAATCCCTCGCTTCGGGCTTCCTGCGACAAGCGCGGCTCCAGGCCGTGCCTGCCGAGACGTGGTTGCAGCAGCTCCATGCGAAGGCCGTCGCCGCCCTCGCCTCCGGCGACGTCTTCGTCACTGCGACCGGCTTCGAGGGCGGCAGCTCCTCGCTGGAGCGTCGCTTTGACGCGGCTCAGTTGCTCCAGGTCACCGAGATCTGCCTGACTACCCTCGAGGCCGAAGAGGCCGGCGAAGCCGTCGCCGGGTCGAACCACTACACCGACTTCAGCGAGCGGCGCTCCACCTGGGGATAACGCACCATGTCCCGCCGGAGCCGCCGCCAATCCTCGAGTGCGTTCTCACGTGAGAACGCATCCATGCCCCCCGCCCTCGTCGAGCGCGATCTCACCCCCAGCGCCGCGATCGGATCCTTTCCCGGAGCCGAGGCCTCCCGCGACCGCGGCTACGTCTACTTCCCCACTCTCGAGAGCGAACGCGAGGTCGACTCGTGGTCCCGCATCGAGCTGATGAAGCGGACTCGGGCGATGTATAACGGGATCGGCTACGTGCGTGGCCTGGTTAACGGCATCGCCCGCATGGTCTGCGGCACCGGCCTGATGGTTCAGCCCCTCACCAGCTCGCCCGAGTGGAACCGCAAAGCGCAGCGCGTCTTTGCCGCGAGGACCGCCTCGCGCGAGACCTTCCACCTTGCGCGGAAATACTCCTTCGCCGCCTCGCAGCGCGCCGTGATGCGGGCCATGCTGAAGGATGGCGACTGCCTCGGCGTGCTCGCCCGCACCGAGACCGGAGCCCTCCGCATCGCCCTCTACGAGGGGAATCAGATCGGCAACGGCACCACCGAGGCCAAGGGACTCGTCGATGGCGTCCGTCTCGATCGGCACCGCGGTGCCCTCAGCTACCGCGCCCTCACCACCGACGAGAATGGCCGATCGAGCCACGTCGACATCCCCGCCCGGGATTGCCTCTTCGTCGCCGATTACGAGCGCATGGGCCAGGCCCGCGGCGTCTCGTGTCTCTACCACGCCGTGAACCGCCTCCTCGATCGGGGCGAGATCCTCGCCGCGACGACCAAGGGGATCAAGCTCTCCGCCCAGATCGGCTACGCCATCGAGACCGATGCCGGAGCCCCTGGCCCCCAGACCGGCACCCTCGCACCGCGGCGACCGACCACGACCGTCCAGCTCCCCAGCGGGAAAAAGATCACCCTCGAACAGCTCGCCGATGGGGGCGAGATCGAGCATCTCCAGCCCGGGCAGCGGCTGAAGATCATCCACGATGGGCGACCCCACCAGAATCAGTCCGCGCACCTCGATGGCCTGGTCCGCGACGTTTCCCTCGGTACTGGCTTCTTTCCCGAGGTCCTCTACAACGTCGCCGGGCTCGGCGGGGCGAATACCCGCTTCGTCATGGCCGGCACCCAGAGCCGCATCGAGGAGTTGCAGGAAACCCTCGTCGAGACCTACACCGCCCCCGTCTACCTCGCCCATATCGCCGATGCCATCCGCGAGGGCGATCTCGAGTTTCACCCCGAGTGGATCCTGCACACCTGGCTCACCCCCGGCCGCCTCACCGTCGACTTCGGACGCGATGGCAAGCTGCACATCGAGCAGTACAAACAGGGTATGATCACCCTCCGCACCCTCTTTGGTTGGAGGGGCGAGGATTGGCGACCCGAGATCGACGACTACCTCGACGAGCGCGCCTACATCAAAGCAGGAGCCGCGAAGCGGGGCCTCACCATGCAAGAGGCCATGCCCGCCTTTTTCGGCACCAACGTCGGAGCCCAGACCGAGCCGGAGAAGAAAGAAGATCCGGACGACGACGAAGATCCCGACGAGGACGAAGACGACACCGATCCCGAAGACGACGAATGAAATACCCGCTCCTCTACCACGCCGTCTATTGCGAACCGCTCTGCGTCGATCGCGACGTGTTCCGCAGCGTCCACGCCACCCTCTGGCCCCGCATCACGATGGGGCAGGGGATGGATCTCGGAGAGGCCGCCGCCGCCGAAAAGCCGACGACCAACCCCGCGACCGGCCGCCGCGCGACGAAAGCGCGGCCTTCCATCGATTGGGAGAGCGGTCGCGTGATGGACGGACGCTTTTACTCCACCGTCGAAGGCCGTCCCGAGATTGCCGTGGTCCCCATCTACGGGATCCTCGCGAAAAACGCGGGCTTCATGGAGGAAGTCTGCCACGGAGTGACCGACATCAACGGCATCCAGCACGCCATCGCCCAAGCCGCGGCGGCGAAGGAGGTGAAGACCCTGATCCTCGACCTTGCCACCCCGGGAGGCCAGGTCACCGGCATTCCCGAGATCGGGGCACTCGTGCGCGGCGTCACGAAGATGCGCGGCAAGACCGTCTACGCCTTCACCGACGAGCGATGCTGCTCGGCGGGCTACTGGATCGGCAGCCAGGCCGACGAGTTCTACACAACGCCTTCGGCCACGGTCGGATCGATCGGCACCTACCTCGCCTGGCTCGATGAGTCGGTGAAGATGCAGCTCGAAGGCGTGCGTCTCGAGTTCTTCGGAGCTGGCAAGCACAAGGGCATGGGCCTGCCGGGGAAGCCCCTCAGCCAGGAAGACCGCGCCCTGTTACAAGGGAAGGTCGAGCAGATCAACGGATGGTTCACCTCCGCCGTGCTTGGCGCGCGGGGCAAGGTCAGCGATGAGACCATGCAGGGGCAGACCTTCAATGGTCCCGAGGCAGTGGCCCGTCATCTTGCGGATGGCGTGGTGTCGGGGTGGGATGAGTTTCTGGCGCTGGTTTGAGTGGAGCTCTTTCCAGCGGATAGGTCTCTCGGTCTTCGGCGAATTTTCGATGCATCTCGAAGTAGGCGAAAAGCGGGTCTGGTCGATGTGAACTCATAGATTCAAATGGGTTGAGCCAATAGGTAGAGAGGGGCGTTGGTGTGGAAGCGGGAGATGAGATCTGAACCTCAAGTAGGCTTGGCTATTCGGCCGACTTGGCGATCCGATCAATCACCCGGGGAACGCGCACACCGCACGTAAAGGGGGACTCGGCCCATGGCAAAAATGGCAGGAACGGGCCCGGGTTTTGACACCCCCGCGCCCTGCGTTCCCAGAAATCCAAAATTATGAAACTCACCGAATCTCTCGACCGTGCTTGTTCCGCCCGCATGCGAGCCGCCGCTCGCCCGCGTCTCATCCTTCTCGCCGTCATCGGTTTTGCCGTGGTGGCCCCGCTCCTCTCCGGATCCGCGGTCGCCGCGGCGATCAGTTCCGAGTGCGAGGCCAAGCCGAAAGAGGTCGTCGCCTCCGGTGGATTGCTCAGCGCCCTCGCCCTGGCCGGCGCGACCTTGCGCGAGGAAGATCCCGGAGCCCCCCAGGGAGGCGGATCCGATCCGAAAGCCGACGACCCGAAGATGACGATCGGCCAGCGTCTCTCCGCCGCGCTCGCTTCGAAGTCCAGTCTCCAGGCCGCCATCGCTGAGCGCGACACGAAGATCTCCGAGCACGCCTCCGAAATCGAGCGGCTCAAGACCGAGCTCGCCACCGCACAGGGTGACCTGGTCAAAGCCAACGCCAAGATCACCGCCCTCGAGGCCGATGCCGCCGAAGTCGACAAAGCCCTGAAATCCGCCGAGACCGAAGCGAAAGAGCTGAAGGCCAAGGAGACCACCGTCGAGAAGAAGGCCCAGGAGAAAGTCGCCGGGCTCGGCTTCTCCGCCGCGAAGTTGCCCGCCGCCGAAGAGAACGAGCAAACCGAAAACTCGAGCGACGCCATCTTCGAGAAGTTCAAGGCCGAGACCGATCCTGAAAAGCGTTCTGCGCTCTACCGCGAGCACCAAAAAGCCCTCGCCCGCGAGCGCGCCGCCGCGGCTGCCTGAGCGGTCGGTTTGACACCCGCCGCCCCACGTTCCCTACGACGAACCCGCACATCATCCCCAACCCATCCCTGACATGGCCAACTCCTTCGGTGCTCTGCTCAATTCCATCCTGCTTCATGCCCTCGCGGATGATCTGCGGGACAACCTCCGCCCCCTTCTCGGGCTCGCCAAGAATATGGGCGACATGCAGAAGGATGGCACTGTCATCCGCTCGCTTTCGCCCGGATCCGTGGTGACGATCAAAGACTGGTCGTCGGCCTTCACGCCCTACACCGTCGATCCGGCGGTCGGTTACGTCCCCCCGGACTACGCACCGAAGGCGGACATGACGGTCACCCTGCCTGAGTCTGTCATCGCCGTCTCGATGCGGATCACCCCGGCCGAATACCGCGTCCTCGTCGGAGCCGACAAGGGCCAGGCTTACGACGAGCTGCGCAAGAAGGCGAACCGCCAGATGGTGCATGGCCTCGCCTCGAAGATGGTGACCGACTTCTTCGCCACCATCACCCAGGCGGACTTTCCGAATCACACCGTCAACGCGGTGGGTGCCTTCACCCGCTCGACCGAGGTCGACATTGACACCGCCCTCTTCGACCGCAAGCTGATCAGCCGCGAAAACGCGACCACGATCCTGAACTCGACCACCTTCGGGGAATGGTCGAAGGATCACATTGCGGTGCACACCAACACCGGCCAGGATCAATCCTCGCGCGTCTCCCAGGGCGGCCACAAGAGCTCGATCACCAACCAGACCTTCTGGCGCACCACCGTGGGGATGCCGGCCGCCTCGAACCGCGGCATCACCTTCACCGAGACGAGTCACCTCTTCGTTTCGCGGATCCCCGACGAGCCAACCTACGATCAGGATCCCGTGTCTCTCCAGGAGGTCGTCGGAGATGCCGACGATACCGGCACCTCCGGCCCGTCCTTCCTCAGCCGTCTCTGGAAGGACAGCAAGACCGGCAACATGCAGTGGGACATGGGCATCATCTACAAGTTCCAGAAGTTCCAGGCTGAAGCCCTGCAACGCATCAAGACCGTCGCCGACGCCTGATCCACCGCCGCCCCGAAGTATACCGCACCATCTGCCCGCCATGCTCTTCCTCACCACCCTCAAAGGCATCACCCGCGACGGCTCTCTCGAGACCATCGCCGAGGTGGCCCACCCCGGAGCCGGAGGCGACGCATCCGAAGTCTGCAACCGCTACCAGGATGTGATCTCCAGCACGCCCGAGGGGGATGCGCTGAGGGCGCGCTACGCGCAGGTGCTCTTCATCCTCGACAATCAGGTCCGCTCACAACTCGAGTTCCCACCCCCTTCTCTTGAGGTCACTGCTGAATCCACCGGATCCGGAGAGGGCAACCTCTCCGGTGAAGGTGGGGCAGGGGAGAGTATCCTGAAACATCCGGTATCCAAGGAGGATTTCGCCATCCTCTTGAACATGGCGACGCCCGAGGTGATCGCAGCCGATGCAGCCAAGGCCGGCATCATTTTTCCCGAGGGATCAACGAAAGAAGAGATGATCCAGATCCTGCTCGAAAGATACGACGCTTCCGAACTTACCAACCACGGAGATCCGGTCTCCACTGGCGAGGGCGACCTCTCGGGTGGAGGCCAATCCGCGGGAGAAGGCGAACCTGACCTGCTCTCCGGAGCCGGATCCGGCGAAGCAAAGCCCGGATCCCTCTCGCCGAAAGGCAAGGGCAAAGGCAAGTGATCCGCCGCCATGCACGCGAGCATCTCCGCGGCGCAGCAGGCGGCGAAAGACGCCGCCCTTGCCGCAATCGTCGAGCGCCATCCGGCTGCCGTCGAGATCGAGGGCGAGCTGCCCAAGGCCGGGGCCACGATGGGCGGCGAAGGATTCGGGTTTGATCAGGCCGGCCATCCCGAGATCAACCAGCTCGCCACCGTGGTCATCCCCAAGTCTGAGATCGACTTCGCCCCGGTGCGGGGCCGATCGATCTTCATCGATGGCCGCGGCTTCCTGATCGACTCGCTCGCGGGCCACCTCGAGGCCGATCGACACTGGCTGCTCCGATGCCGGCGCGCCCCCGGGGCCGACGATGAAGATTGACCATGATCTCCGAAATCGAGACCGCCATCGCCGCCTACCTCACCGCCGCGCTCGGAGGCGACGCCGCCCTGGCCGCTGCCATCGACGAGGCCCGGGCGGCCGATGCTGCCCTCCCCGAGACTCTCTGGGTGGCGAAAGCGGCGACGACGACTGCGGCGGGCCCGAAAAACAAAACGCTCGTCGCCGTCGCGGCCGCGGCCTCGCCCCATGTCTTCGACAGCCTGCGGAACATCCTCATCCACATCCACATCATGACGCCAGCCGAGCCCGCCGCTCTCGGCGGGCTGCAGGCCCACTTTGAAAAGGCGATCGAGCGAGCCTTCTCGGAGATCGACACGCCGACCGCCGCCGCCGACATCGCCGCGGCCGCACATGCCCGACTGCCCGACTGGAATGGCGGAGGATTCGTCTCCAAAGGCTGGCAGCCTGGTCGGGAAGGTGTGGCCTTCGCCCCGCATTTCGAGGCAGAGATCGGCCTGGTGAGAGTCTGAAATTTGACACCCGCCGCCCCTCATGTCCGCTCACCTCAACATCACCTCGAACATCGCGACCACTTACGGAGTCACCCTCGCCTCCGGCACCGTCGCCGATGATTGCTCGAAGACGACGACCGTCGAGGTCAGCGAGGTGCTCTCCGCCTCGACTGCCGAGATCATCGAGGCCGATCCCATTCACACGGCTCGCGTCGAGACGAACGTTTCCGGTGAGGGGCCCCACAGTCTGACGCTCACCCCCGGCTCCATCGCCACGCCCTCGACCCTGACCGTGATCAACGTGGAGGTCAGCGAGGCAGCGAATCAGCGCTGCCAGTTCACCGCCCGCGCCGCCGGCGCGATCGCCTTCGCCGACGATCCCGCGACGCCGTCCGAGGTCGGAGCTGAGCCGACCATGGCCGACCTCAAGGTGAAGAGCGTGACCTACGGCATCGTCGAGAGCGTGCGACGCACCTCCTCGGTGGAGGATAAAGTCCTCGTCGGCAGCAATGGTGAGCCGGCCGCCCGCGGCACCATCACGAAGCGGCGCACCTTCGCCATCGTCGGTCGTGGCGATAAGCCGAGCGGTCTCCTCCTTGGCACCGGCGGTGCGGAATTCGTCGGCGGATCCACCGGCAAAGTCATCACCGCCAGCCTCATGGAAGGCGAGAAGCGGGGCGACTGGAACCGCTACTCCGGCGACGGCCAGCACTACCTCGCGGCCTGAGCCATGAAAGCGAGCCCGGTCGGCATCGCGACCCTCACCTACGAGGAGCCGCTCGGACTCGGCCGCGTGCCGGAGCAGATCGAGGAGATCGCCGCCGTCCACTGGGCGGGCTTCCGCCTCGTGCCTCCACCCCAATGCGCGATCGAGAATCTGGTCGTCGGAAAAAAGCGCCTTCCCGAGTTCCGCGATGCGAAACGCAGTGAGCTGACCCGTCTCCTCCGCCTCCATTTCCTCGCCCGAAAAATTGAGTTTGCCGGAGAGAAGCTGCGACTGAAGGACTGGGTCGACAAATGGCGTGAGGATCCCACTCTGCGGCGCACCGTGAAGGCGCACCCCGCCTTCGCGGCATGGATGGCCGCCCTCGCCGCTCGCTTCCAGGAAGAGCCTCTCGTGGCCCTTGCCGAGGAGGGCGGGCGCAATTGCTTCGGGCAGGTGGGTGGTGATCCCGTCTTTCTCCGCGCCTTCCACCGCATGATGGATAACGGACTCTGACCGCATGAGAGATCTCGATCGCGCCCTGACTCTGCCTTTCGCCTGGTTCGCGCCGGATACGATGCTCTTCGACCGGCCCCTGCGCAGCCTCTCGCTCTGCTCGCACCAGGCGATCAAGGTGATGGGTCTGCGGCTGCTCGATCCTCTGGCCACCTACGCCGATCCCGTCGAGGAGATCACCGAGGTCCTCGCCTATTTCTGGCTGCACACCGCCCCCGTCGAGGAGATCGAGCGTGCCCTCTGGGACGGTGGCTGGCGCAGCGCCATCACCTACCAGGAGAGCAGCCAGGCCGCGACCCTCGCCCTGCTCAGCGAATGGCGCGAGCTGCGCGCCCGCATCCTCGCCCTGATCGCCGCGACCGAGATCCGGATCCGCGCGAAGCCACGCGATCCAAAACTGCCGCCCGACGACACGCCGCCCGATGTCGTCTCTCCGACCTTGCTCGCCGCCCAGATCGCGGCCGTCTGCGAGATCATGCGCGAGCCGCGCGAACGGGCGAAGTGGCACGTGCCCCTCTGGGAGGCGTGGCAGATCTACCACGTCGATCGCCGCCGCGAAGCGCGATGGACCATCCTCGCCCGCGACCGCAGTGTGCCCGAGGACTCTTTCGAGAACTTCGAGCTCGGAGCATTGACTCCGGAGCCCCCGCAGGAGCAGCAGGATGAATGAAGACGGCATCACGATCGACGGCCAGGCCTTCGCCCAGGATGTGGGCCGCTTCGCTCTGCTGACTGGCCGCACCTTCGGCGAGGAGCTGAAGATCCAGGCCAAGGGGGCGATGAAGGAGATCGTGCGGATCACGCCACCGTTTCATGGCGGCAATTCAGCCGCCGAGGCGAGGAAGGCCGGGATCAACGCGATCAGCCGCGACATGAATCGCATCTTCCGACCCGTCGAGCTGAAGGGAAAGAGGCGGGTGACCCACCTCTTCGGTCAGACACATCCCTCTGCCCCATGGATCGTGCCGGAAAAGGAGCGCACTCCGGACGTCGCAGGCACCTACGTCGCCACGAGAAAACTCGACTCGCGCGCCCGACGAGCTCGATACCAAAAACCGCTCTACGTCGACGCCAAGAAGTTTCACGCCCTGCAATCCTACCTCGAAAAGAGAGTCGGATATCTCGGCGGAGGATTCAGCGATCCCGCGGCTGGGCTCGGGGTGCCGTTACCATCCTGGATGCGTCGACACACCGATGCCCCCGGGAAGCTCATCATGAAACTGGAGGGCGACGAGCTCTACATTATCATCCGCAACGACGTGCGATACGCCACGAGAATCCACGACTTCGCCCGTCGCGTCGAGTGGGCCCTGCAAACGCAGCGAGGCAAGATGGAGCGCCAAATGCCCTACCTGCTGAGGCGACACGAAAAGCTCATCAACTGACCCATGGCCATCCAAGCAGAACTCCGTCTCGGCATCCGGGACTTCAACGCGAACCTCGATCGGGCGACGCAGAACGTGCGTCGCAAAGCCGGCGAGATGAAGCGCGAGGGCGGTGGCGTGGGGCAATCCCTGGCCGATGGGATCAAGGC